GCGTTGTTGGCAGCACCATCTCCCCATCCGTTACTATTTGCCATTTTCGTTTTTATTTAGTTTAGCTAGAAAAACACGAAGTTTCTCTACATTAGTTTCTTTAGGTTTGTAAGTAATTCCCGTAGGTCTTTTCTTTTTCATATATACCAACCTGTGTAATTATTCATTGAATCAGGGAACATATCGTTATTCTTGTTTGCTCTAAATTCTGGAAACAAAGTCTGATTAAATGACATATAGTCTATGAATCTTTCTGTGTAATGTTGAGCAATACTTCTTTCTTTTTCGAGTAAGTAGTCAACTTCGTTTTTATCTACGTTCTCAGCGTTCTCAGATGAATGTTTGTAAACTCCTTTGTTTGCGATTGTATAAGCTGCAAAAGGAAGATACTCAACCATTCCCCAGTGTATCAACATTGGTTTAACATAAGTAGTAACCAAACTCAAATAATTACCTGAAAGAGTATTAGCAATAACATCCGCTTGTAACTTTTGAAATAGTTTAGAACCTAAGTAATTCTGTATGTGAATATCTTGTGCTATCTTGATAAACTGAATAAACTTATCCGTATCAACGTTTCCATTTAACGCAGTATATTTTACGATGTCGTCACGAGTTATAAATAGAGCTTCTGCCATTGTTAATTGTTTTTAGGTAAAAATCCTTGATTCGGCATATCTACAGGACGCATCGCAACTTCTTGTGGATTCCTAACACGATAACCTGCTTTCTCTGCTTTGTTTGTACTGATTGTTTTTGCATTAGGACTTAATGGGTCTATTCCTCGTCCTTGTTCAAATGCTACAAATGTTTGACGCATCCATTTATGATGACAAGCACCTCCACCTTTGTAAAGGAATATGTCGTATGTGTCAGCTCCTCTAGCACCCCAACCTGCGTTGACTACTTGAGAACCCATTCTAATAATATCTTCTTTGCGATATACTTTATTAGCAGCAACCATCTTTCTGCAAAATGGTCTTGTGTTGTCTTTTACGCCACCTTCGTAACGATATCTTGTGATGAACTTGAATCCATCAACTACTGCATCTTGTTCTGATTTAGCTCTTGGATTAGCAGTTCCAGTGCTTACAAAATTGTAGATTTTAGACAATAAAGATTGTTTTTTATTGTTTGCATTTTCAATCTCTAAGTCAATTTCATCTTCTTGGTCGTAATCAACTTCAAACTCATCAATCAATATCCAATTTTCATCTACTACTTCACCACATTCAATTAATGCATCTGCAATTTGCTTGTCTATTTTACTTAAAGCAGTTCCGTCTGTTCCTGTTTCTTCAACTACTTGTTCTGCAGTTTGCGTGTTTTCAAGGTCTGTAAACTCTAAAGGTTGCAATGTTCTAAAGAATAGTTTTAAACTGATTCCGTTAAATGATAAAATCTCATCGAATGCTTCACATAACTCCTCTTGCATTGGACGAATAACCATATTGTCAAACAAGATAGCAGAGTTTTTAAGCTCGTCTGCATTAGAACTGAATCCATTTGAACTAGCAACTCCAAATAATAGTGGAGAAGTCACGTTATGACCTAACATAATCTTACGTAAACATTCCTCTGATAAGTATGTGTAGTGTTCAGGAGCATCATTTAAAGGAATATCATCAACAGTTGTCTTTGATTCCGAGTTGTCGTTGAATGCTACGATAACTTTTTGACCTCTAGAACCTGTTAGCTTATTCATTACTTTAGAAGTAATCATTGCTTGTTGTTCTTCAGTAGGCACTCCGTTGTTAAAGTTGACTACTTTAGTTCCTGAGAATCCGTTTTGTACTTCGTTTATCAAGTAATCTGCAATTTCTTCTTCTAAAAGTGCATATGGAACTGAACCTTGATAGTCAGGATAAGAATAGTATTTCATTCCAACCGAATAAGGTTTAGAGAATAGAATCTCTACCTTATCTTTTGACATACCAAACGCAGAATAACGAACAGGATTAAATTTCTTAACATCTGTCCAATCGTCAGAATAGTAATATCCTGCAATTTCTCCGTCTTTATTACATTTCTCAGCACGAATTAAGTTCACTGGCATATGATACGCCTTTAAAATTTTATCGTGTTTATCGTTATAATGTACTTGGATAGCAAATTGACCTAACATCTTTCTATCTAATACCATTTTACGAATATCATCCTTGCTAAACAATGCCATCATTTGAGCATACTCAGAAGGCTTACGATTAGCGTCTAAAGCAGATAGTCCTTTTCCATAAACAAGTCTGCTAATATTGTTTATAATAGCATTATTTGTAGTAGAGTTCGTGTATCTATCTATCAAAAAAGAATAGTAGTTATTGTCTTCACCATACTCAACCCAATTTTCTCTTTTAGATTCTTGGATTGTAGGCGTTGTGTAAGCACTTAAGCTCAGTATATGTAAGTTATCACTCATAAACTATGAAAGTGTTTGTGGTAGCGTTAGAAGTATATGTTCCGTTATTTACAGAGAAGTCTGCGATGTTTTGATTTGTGCAGAAAACTTTATCCTTATGACAGATAGTAGAACCTGCACTTAGTAAAAGTGTATAGGTGTGATTGTTTTTCAAAGCAAATGTTGCAGTTATCTTATTTACATAGCCACTTTGAGTTGAACTTGTAATAGCAACTGTTGTAGTTACATTTGTTTGTTCGTCAGTTATTGCCATCGTTGTGTAATTCTCAAATCGAGGAATAAACGAAAAAGTCTGAGCTGATGTAGAAGGTGTTAATACTATCATACATTATAAACTTAAATAATACGTTTTTGTTGCAAATAAAAAGGGGTAACCGAAGCCACCCCTAATCAAACTATGAAAAAGAATCTATTATGCAGATACGATTGTTGTCGTTACTCCGAATACATCTCCAGCACTTCCTGTTAAGTCAGCTTCTGAAGAAGCATCTAACAAGTTAGCTAACAATTTCTCAGCTCCTACGAATGTCAATGTGTAACCATTCATATCTCCCATTGCAGTACCTGTAGAAACATTTGCAGTAGTTAACTCCATTCCGTATTCAAGTCCTGCTAAGAAAAACTGATTGTTACGATTTCTAACTACGATGTTAGGACGTCCGTAAGACAATAATTTAACTAATTTGTGTGTAGCAGCATCTTGTTTTTTAAGCGTAACTGAAAGTGTTTGCTCTACAAAAGATGTTCCGTTCTCACGAGAAGAAGTAATTACTTGGTCGAAAGTATTTGTACCTTTCAATTCAAATTTGTAAAGTGTTGATACGTTAGCAATTGTATCAATAGTGTCCGTAGATGCTACATAAGCCACATCCGTTGGATAAACGTAATCTCCGAAGTTGATAAAGTAGATTGCATCAATGCCACCGATGGCATCTTTACATACTTCTAATCTACCATTTGCAATATCACAAGCCATTTTTTATATATTTTTTAAGTGAAACAAAAAAGGGAAGGCATTTGACCTCCCCTTTAAATTAATGTCTGTTAATATTAGTTAGCAGAGTTTGTGATTCCGTAAGTAACGATATCCTCAGCAAATCCGTATTTAGCATCTGCAGTAAAACGCATAACTACACGAACGTTTTCTGAACCGTCCAAATCTGCCATATCTAAAACTTTAACTTGGTTCATATCGTTCAACAAACCTGTTGCGAAGTGAAGGTTAGAAGTTGTAGTAGCAACACCTGTATTGTCAGCTAATCCGTTAGCCATAAAGATTGGCAAACCATCAAAAGAAAGACTACCGTTTGTGTACCATTGTGTTCCTTGATTGTTAGTACCATTAGCACCTAATCCTGAAGCACCAAATCCACCTAAAGCACGAATATATGCTTTAACGATGTTTTGAGAAAGGTACAATTTTAAGTCAGGTTGTCCGTACAAACGTGAAGGAATAGCATCAACAATAGAACCAATTTGAGCAACAACGTTAGCAGCAGTAACTGATGTACCTGCAACTTCTTGTGCAGATGGTAAAGCAGCGTCTGTAGTCAATTGTGTCATAATTCCTGCAAATTGACCTGCAGTAGCGTTAACTCCTGTCCAAATTGTAGATTCCATAGATGAAGCTACTTTGTTTGCAACATATCCGATAAGGTAATCAGAGAAAGATTTAGGAAGTACATCAAATGCAGAATATCCCATTTCAGCAGCTTGCCAAGTTGAATGGAAATCTTTTTTACACAATTGTAAGTTAACTTGGAACTCTTCTGGTTGAAGAACTTTCTCAGTCAAAGTCAATGTAGATGTTGCAGTAAAATCACAAGACGCATCTTTAACAATTCCGTCAGTTCCAACTTTTTGGATAACTTGTTTGTATTTTACATTCGGGTGAATAGTTAAACCACCTTGTTCTAATGTTGGTGCAGACAATAAAGCTGCGGCAATGTACTTACCTGCAAATTCTCCAGCGTAAGTAGTAGTAATTGATGTTGTAGTTGCCATTTTAAAAAATGTTTGTTAGTTAATATTATTTGTTTAATTTTTCAAAGATTGAATCCAAAGAAGTTTTAGTTCTGTTTTGTGCAAACTTAAACATCTCTACTGGTTTCGTGTTTTCAGGATTGTGCATAATTGGTTTTGGTTCTTCTGAAAGTTCGATTGCTTCAACTGCAACTTCTTCAACTTTAGAAAGCAATTCCAATTTAGCTTTCAATTCAATATTTTCTGTTTTTAATGCTTCGATTTCTGAAAAGAATGTTTCTTTAACTACAGATTCGATAGTTTTCTTTGGTGCAGTAACTTCTTCAGCAGCAGCTACAGGAACTTCAGGAGCAACCTCATCTTCAGGCATAACTTCTTCAGCCATTGGAGCTTCTTTAACTTCTTTAATCATTCCTTCTACTTCTATTACTAAAATCATTCCATTCTCTAATTCGTATTCACCGATTGGTAAAGGAATTTTTTGCTCATCAGGAGTAACGATAAATACTTCGTTGTCCATTTCAAATGCGTCTGCTTCAAGAACAGTTGTTCCGTCTGCTAACTTCATCATTTCTAAACTCACTTCCATTCCTAGAAGTGCTTTGATTTTGTTAATTGTGCTATTTTTCATAAATTGTTTTTAATTAGATATTATATAAACTTGTTAATACTTGCTTTGTTGCGTTTTTATCCGTTTTGACGAATAATTAATGTAGTACCTGAACTAATTGTTACAGAAACATTTTCAGTTCCTGTAGTCATTCCTATGCCTTGTGCTTGAAGACTACCATCACAACATTTAGATGAGTATTTTCCGTTTTCGCACAGACATCCTCTTTTGCCACCTTTTGGACTAGAGTAACTAGGTGTTTTAAATTTTGCCATCTTCAATAATTATTTGTTTGATTTGTTCCAATAATAAATCTTCTCCACTTAACATTGACATTTCTAACTTGTCAGCGAAGTAACCTTCAATAGAGAATCCTTTTACTTTACCTGCTTTAACATCTTGCCAAACTTCCTCGTTGTTTACCTTCATTGATATCATCCAAGTTCCGTTAGGTAAGTCAAATCCGTATTTAGCTGACTTGTCTTGTTTAGAATCTTCAATAATCCAACTTTCTACTACTGACATTCCTTTCAGTTTCTTGTCGTGTTCGTATGTAGCGTTGTTTTGATTTGAGTTCATTAAGAATAACTCTGATGCTTTACGAACTGTGTCCTCTGAAAAGTATATGTAGTATTCTTCTTTCGTCTTTTCGTTTACTCTGTAGATTTGTTTATTAGGAACTAATGCAGCACCCATAAGAATGCGTTTCTCTGCGTCTATTTCTTTTAACTCTACTTCGTGTTTTGCTAGATAAATAAAGTTTTCCTCTATCGCTGGAGAATGAACTACAGAAACTGCGTCAATCCCGCTTAATTCATCTTTTGAGTCTATTACTAATTCTACGATTTTCATAATTTATAAACTTAATTATTTGACTAATGTTGCATTTTCAATTCTGTTTCTATCTAAACTTTGTGCAGTTGACATATCTCCTGAAACTACATAAGCCTTCGTTGGTGTTTGTTGAAGTTGTGCTAACTGATTGATTCCTGAGTTACCTACCACGTTAAAGTTTGGAGATACAACAGTGCTACCACCACCTGCATTATTGCCACCTCCACCGCCACCACTTGGTGCGCCACCTTCAAATTTTTGTTGTCCAATTTTAGCTACATTTGCTAAACCTGATGCTATTGCAATACCTGCTGCGATTGCTCCACGAACAGGAGAACTTGGGTCAGGTAAAGGCGTGAATTGAGAAGCGTAAGCCGCAGTTGCACTTTGGTAAGTAGTTACTAACGCTGATGCAATATTTGCAGCCTTCTGAATCTTAAATGCTTGTTTTGCTGCTTTCTCGCTTTTCTTTCCAAATAGTTCTGTTATTTGTGCAATAGCACTTAATCCTGCTTTTGCTAATTCTACTTTTTTAGAATGTGATGCTTCATCTATTTGAGCAGCTCTTGTTGCTTTAGCTTCAAGTATTGCTAATTCGTGTTCCGCTGCATCCGTTTGAAGTTTTACTGTTTCATTAATATGTCCTTGTAAAGTAAGTTCTGAATGTTTTAATAACTGAGCTTTTTTATATTCTAATTTATCATAACTTTCAAATTCTTTGTCGTTGTTTTTTTCTACCTTATCAACTTTGTCTTTAGTTTGCTCAACATATTTAGTTCCGCTATTAGTAAGTTTGTCTACTTTTGCTGATGCATTGTTTGCTGCTGAACCATAATATTCAAAACGTTTTTGTGCGTCTTCTAATTCTTTATTTAATCTTCCTTGAAGTTCAACCTGAGAATTAATTGCTCTTAACATTATAGCATTTGAACCGCCACTATCCGCTTGTTCTTTTCTTGCTTTAGCTTCGTCTTTTTTAGATTTAGCAATTTTAGAAGCAAGTTCATCTTGTTTTTCAAGATTCTTTACAATTAGTTCTTCGTTTTTTTGTAATTTATATTTTGCTTTCTGATATTCTAAGTAAGATGCTAATTCTTTGTTTAACGATTCTTGGAATTTAGCTTCGTCTTTAATATTTTTTAAAGTAGTTCCGTATTGTCCGTTAATCTTTTTAATTAAATCGGCACGTTCTTTACTTCCTTCGTTTGTGTTTTTAAGTCTAGATATTAATGTAGCAAACTCACCTGATTCCTTAGCAATATTTTGACGTTGTTCTTTTGCTTGTTCTGAGATTACTTTTTGTTGCTCCGCTACTTTTTTAGATGCCCCAAACCAATCATCGTAATTTGCTACAACTATTCCAATTGCTGCAATAATCAAACCAATACCACCTACTAGAAATGCTTTAGATGCAGTAGTCATTGCACTAAATGTATTCTTTACAACTGAACCTAACTGAATAAATGAATCCTTTGCTTCTAATGCTCCTTGAATACCTTGAGAAAATGCCATTGCTGACTGAACTTTCAATAACGTTTTTTGTAGGTCTTCTGATTCAACTCCAATTAAACCTAATGCACCTTCAAACGCTTGGAATCCATCTAATGCTCCACCAAGAGAACGTGTAAGAGAAGTAAATTTAGCGTCAGGATTAAAGGCGTCTGTTAACGCTTTTGCATCTTGGATTCTATCTTTTAAATCTGCTGCTTTCTTAGCTGCTTCTGCTGCTGCTTGTGATGTTGCACCAAACTTATCTGATAAAATCTGAACATCTGCCTGAGCTTGTTTTAATTGGCTTTTAAGACTTCCTAAGTTTGTTTGTAAGTCTAATTCTATTACTTTCTTTTCAGCCATCAGTTAACTTTTTTTCTTGCGTTTTTTCTTATCTCTTGTCTTGTCATTTTACGGAAGGAATGTGTCAATACATATTTTCCTTTTGCTATGTCGATGTTCTCTGATACTCCGTAGAAATTATCTATGGTAAGCATTGCGATTATGTTCTTTATCATCTTTGTATAATGTTTATGGTTTGAATTTCTATATCTCCGTTGATTAATGTGTACTCTACTTCTAAAGGGTAGATATCTCCGTCTTTTCCTGCAGGTAATGTAACATCAACAAATTGGCTTGTAGTCGTAGTGCTAGGAGAAACTGTTACTCCTCCAACTGTACTTCCTATTTTAGTAGATACAGCATCGTTAATCAAATTGATTGCTACTTTTATAGTTCCACCTGCAACTCCAACGTAAGGAATTTGAGTCAAGTTTAGTATTGGTCTGAAATCTAATATCAACTGAAAGTTTACTTCTCCAGTAGTTAAGTTAGATTGCATTGAGTTAATGATGTAGCGTTTATCTCTGATTACTAATCTATCGTTTAAACGTAAACCCGTAAGTAAACTAATTGGAAGGATAGTTTTTAAACTTACTAGTCGTTGTTTTAGGTTGTAAAGATTGTATAAGTAACTAAAGTAATATGTTCCGAACAAAGTTTGTTGCACAGGTACGTTTAACATTGTGCTAATATCAGGTGCGAAGTTTAACGTGTAGTTTGTTAAGTTCGTTAATAAGTCTTGTCCGAATGGTGTGTAGTTAGTTATGTTAGTAGTTGTTGTTCCATTATTAAAGTGAAAATCAACTGTCTTATTATCGTATTGATAAAGTAAAACAGGTTTAGGAACGTATGGAGCAAACTCGTTATTAAGTGAGTAACCTACTTGTAAATCCGTACCTGTAAATTTAGTCTGTAACAAATTCTCGAAAGGAACGTCCAAAGTAAACTCATCTCCATCGTAGCTATATTGGTATGTTGTATCTCCGTACTCACGCATAAATAATTGACTAAACTGCTTGTTTAAGAATGATTCTGATGTTTGGTATTTCATCGTAATCTTCTTGTAGAGTTTCATTCTGTCAACGTCAATAGAATTTAC